AACATGGTAATCCCCCTCAAAACATCATGGTTTATTTTAATAGGACATGGACTTTATGATAAATGGAATGAGACACCTGACAGTAATGATCCTAGCGTTAGGCTTGATGGGTCTGCTAGGCATTATTGTCGTAGATGAATTTATGATGGCATCAGAGATGGGTGGCAAGTTTGATGAAGGCATCTTGGCCTTGTTGAACAATGCTCTTGTTGGTGTCGTTGGTATTGTAGCAGGATACGTTACAGGCAGCAAAGGGTGTAACTGTAGGT